TATCTGCAGTCCGGGCCCACCTGCCCCGCCTGCGCCGAAAGCATCACCGGCGCCCGGGCCCTCGCCGCCTGGCACGATCTGCGGCGGGTTTACTGCGCCAGCTGCGGCCGCACCTTCGCCCCCACCGCCGGGACGCCCATCTCCGAGACCAGCTGGCAGCCCGAAGAATTCGTGCAGCTGCTCCTCCTCGCCGAAGCCGGCCGCACCCCCGCGCAGATCGGCGCCGCCCTCGGCAAGACCTCCGCCTGCATCCGCGACATGATCGAACGCGTCCGGCTGAGTCACAGCATAGAGACCGCCCCAACTGATTCGCAGGCTTTTGACACTCAGGGATAAAAAGGGCGCGCGGCGGAGGGGGGAGGGGCTCAAGAGTACTTCTCCCGCGGCCGCAATAACATCAATAGGAGCCACCATGAGATTCACAGTAGACAAGAAAAACCTCCTCGCCGCCCTCGGTCGCGTCCTCGGCGCCGTCGACAGACGCGGCGCCATGCCCATCCTCACCCACATCCTCGTCGTCACCCGACTCCGCGGCGCCGTAGAGATCACCGCCACCGACCTCGAGATCTTCGCCACCGGCGAATGCCCCGCCGCACTCCCGGGAGCAGGCGGCGAAATCTGCATCCCCGCCGACAAACTCAAAGGCGCCCTCGAAGCCGCCCCCGGCAACCGCATCGACTTCAGCGTCGATAACCAAGGCGAGATCATCCTCACCAGCGACGATTGCCGCTTCGTCCTCTGCACCCTCCCCGCCGAAGACTTCCCCGCCGCCCCCGCTTGTGCCGAGCGCGTCGACTGCATCCTTCCCCCCGGGCTCTTCGGACGCATCGGTAAAGCCGTCGGCCACGCCGCCAGTCGCGACGACAGCAAATACAACCTCACCGGCATCTACCTCACCGGCGAAAAAACCGGGCACCTCACCGCCGTCGCCACCGACGGCCACCGCCTCTCCCTCGCCGGCATCACCAGTGACGATTCCGAAACCTTCAGCGCCGGACTCCTCCTCCCCGCAAAAGCCAGCCGCCTCCTCGCCGGGATCCACGACCCCCTCGAATACTCCACCGGCCAAAACATCGTCCACTTCGACGGCCCCACCGGACGCATCAGCAGCAGACTCCTAGACGGCACCTTTCCCGACTACCGGCGCGTCATCCCCACCGACTACGACAAAGCCGTCCACGTCGACAGCGAACCCCTCATCGCCGCCCTTGAAGCCTGTGGCGTCGTCAGCGACGGCAAATCCAAAGCCGCCAGCCTTCAAACCATAGACGGCCGCCTCCAGGTCACCGCCCTCGGACCGCAAGGAAAACTCAGCTACCCCCTCCCCTGCGGCGGCGACGAAGATCTCGACATCTCCGTCAGCTCCGTCTATCTCCTCCAGGCACTCAAAGCCCTCGGCGGCGAAGTCTTCATCAAGTACCGCGACGGCGGCAGCTGCCTGCTCATCATCCCCGTCGATCACGGCACCTGGGACGAGCGCCTTGAGGTCGTCATGTTGGTGCGAAAATGAGCATAGACGCCATGGCGACACAAAACAGATATCGCAACCCGGGGCAGTCGACATTTAATTTCAGGGAAATCGTCGTCGACAACTTCGCCGGCGGCGGCGGCGCGTCAACCGGAATCGAAGCCGCTCTCGGACGTCCTGTCGACATAGCCATTAACCATGATCCTGGTGCTATCGCCATGCACACCGTCAACCATCCGCACACTCGTCATTACTGCGAATCGGTATGGGATGTCGATCCCGTCAAGGCTTGCAGTGGAAGCCCCGTAGGCCTCGCCTGGTTCTCGCCCGACTGCAAACATTTTTCCAAAGCCAAGGGGGGAAAGCCCGTCGAAAAGAAGATCCGCGGTCTCGCTTGGATCGCCGTCAAGTGGGCCCGCCTGGTTAGGCCCCGGGTAATAATTTTGGAAAACGTCGAGGAGTTCAAAACCTGGGGTCCTCTCACTACCGCCGATCGGCCCTGTCCGCAACGCAAAGGACAGACCTTTCTCTCCTGGGTGCGGCAACTCCAGGCCCTCGGTTATCAGGTCGAACACCGCGAGCTTCGCGCCTGCGACTATGGCGCGCCCACAATTCGTAAACGCCTCTTCGTTATCGCCCGCTGTGACGGGGCCCCTATAGTCTGGCCAGAGCCGACCCACGGGCCCGGCCTCAAGGCCTATCGCACCGCTGCCGAGATCATTGATTGGTCCCTGCCTTGCCCCAGTATTTTTGAAAGAACGCGCCCCTTGGCCGACAACACCCTGCGCCGCATTGCCCGCGGTATTCAGCGCTTCGTGATAGCCAACCCTTCACCTTTTATCGTCAGCTACTACGGCGCGAAGAAGGGAGAAGCCTTCCGTGGACAATCCCTTAAAGAACCGTTGCGCACACAGACAACCGAAAATCGTTTTGCCCTGGTTGCGCCTGTGTTGACCGAATGTGCCAACGCCTCATCGCCGCGTTGCATGCCGGCCGACGAGCCGCTGCGGACGATCTGTGCCGCGACCAAGGGTGGGCATCATGCTTTGGTCACCGCCTTTCTCGCCAAACACTATGGCGGAGTGACGGGCGTGCCTGTCGACGGCCCCACCGGCACAGTCACAACGGTCGACCATCACTCTCTGGTTACCGCCCATATGGTGAGGCACTTCGGTGAGAGCGTTGGCAGCTCGGCCGGAAATCCGGTCGGCACCATCGTTGCTGGAGGGATGGGAAAGACCGGCCTTATCACCAGCCACCTGCTCAAGCTCAGAGGCACCTGCCGGGACGGACAGTCGGTCGCCGAACCTGTTCCCACAATCACCGCAGGCGGGACGCATCTCGGAGAAGTCCGCGCATTTCTGATTAAATACTACGGGCAGGGGTGCGGGCAAAACTTAAAAGAACCATCGGGAACCGTCACCACCCACGACCGGTTCGGGTTGGTCACCGTCAAAGGTCAGACCTATAGTATTGCCGATATCGGCATGCGCATGCTCGCTCCCCGGGAACTCTTTCGGGCCCAGGGTTTTCCCGAAGACTACATTATCGACAGGGACGCATCCGGAAAGCCGATCACCAAAACCGAACAGGTTAACCGCTGCGGCAACTCCGTCCCCCCTGCATTTTCCGAAGCGTTGGTGCGGGCGAATGTGGTTGATTCTCCGATGGTGGCGGTAGCATGACCAACCTCACCGCCGCCCTCGACACCCGCCAGGCCGAACTCAGCGCCGCCTATGACGAAGCCTTCGCCGTCGCCCGGCAGCGGCCCACCGTTGCCAATCGCCGCGAGCTCAAAAAAGCCGAACGCGCTCTCAGCCAATATCAGCAACAGCGGACCGAAGACAGCGGAGACCTCACCTGGCGCAACATCCCCGAGATGGTCGCCGCCCTCGATGAAAGCGGCTGGAAAATCTCCGACTCCACCGCCTACGAACATCGCGACCAGGGCAAACTCCGGCTCCGCGAAGATGGCACCATCACCGAAACCATGGCCAGCGACTACGCCCGCAAGAACCTGCGCAAAAAAGACGGCACCCCCGGCAGCGCCGCCGGCGAAAATCCCCAAGAAGAAAAAGTCCGCGAAGAAATCCTCCGGATCCGCGCCGATCGCCTCCAGCGCGAGCTCAAATACCGCGAATCCTCCGGAGAGCTCATCCCCCGCAACCAGGTCGAGATCGAACTCGCCGAACGCGCCAGCAACCTCCGCACCTACCTCAACGCCGTCGCCCGCTCCGGAGCCGGGCGCATCGTCAAGGTCACCGGAGGAGACCCGCAAAAAACACCCGAGCTCATCTCCTACCTGCTCGGCATGTTCAAAAAAGCCCTGGATAACTACAGCCGCCCGATCAAAGGCTTCGAAGAAGAGGAGGACTGATATGCCCTGGATGAACATCACCTGCGGCCGCTGCGGCCACGAAGGAGACCTCGACACCTTCACCGCCACCCCGATCTATGGAGATCTCCCTCCGAACACCTTCCAGTGCCCCGCCTGCGGCATCGCCATCGAAAAGCGCGTCAGTGGACCAGGTCAGCGGTACGAGTCGGGATTGTATGTTCACGGGCCAGTGGAATTGGTCGTGGTTGAGTCGAGGATGTAACGCCCCGATCAGCGCACGGCGACGAACTGACAAGAAATACTTGTCGGTTCATCGGGGATCACATGCGCCAATTCCGTTCGCTGGATTGGATGGTTAGAAGCCGGGGGTGCCATGGAAAACAAAAAGGTAAAGGTTGGAGTTATTGGTCATATCGACCACGGCAAACAAACCTTAGCCGCCGCGATTGCCCGTGAGTTGGCGGAGTATGACGAGTATCAAACTATCTTTCTCCAGGACATATCTCCCCCCAGGATAACGGCGTATATGTTTCCGATGGGGGGCGAGAGCTGGGTGGGTGAGGACAAAGGCAGGCGCAAAGGGCAGCGTCGATCACGACGAGGTTTCTAACGGCTTAAGGGTGACTTGTCCGCCCTCGCAAAAGGAAAGGTAAATTATGAGCGAAATAGCCACAAACTCCACTGAAACGGGCGGTCAAGTCCACCCGATGGTTATGCCTATCATTCTGGAGGAGGGGCAGGAGCTGATGGGCGTTATCTATCTGACGATGCTCCGAGAGGATCTGGCCGAGAAGCATCTTGGAAAAACTCTGGATCAAATAGCTCGGGACGGTGGCGTTACTCCGAGCCAGATGGTCGCTATCAAGGACCATCGCTGGATGGTGCCTGTTGGCGAAGAGATGGGGTTATCGATACTCAATTATTGTTTTCGCGGCGGGTGGAGTGCTGACGATCCGGCATAACGCCCCGATCAGCGCACGGCGACGAACTGACAAGAAATACTTGTCGGTTCATCGGGGATCACATGCGCCACCGTTCGCTGGATTGGATGGTTATGTGGGGGTTTATATGACGGTTACCGAGTTGAAAGAACATATGCAGTTACTCGAAGATCAAGGCTGTGGGGATTCGAGAGTTGAGACTTGGGACCTCAACAGTGAAGGATGGGAAACCATCACGAGTATGGTTTATGCCAAAGGTTGCCCGGTAAAACTTTACACCGACGAACCGTAGAGAGGAAGCCATGAAATTCAAAGAGTGTATTTGTCACGACTGCACAGTAATGGATGTACCTGAAGGTGAAATGTACGGTTGCGGTTGTGAGTCTGCTGGGCCGATCTTTGACGCTGAGGCGTGTGGCGAATGCCCACAAAATCAGAAATGTGATGTTCCGAAAAACCCCGAGCAGTATCAAGATTGATTTCACATAACGAGTTGAGGTTTTGCGGTGAGCGGAGCGATCCGCAACAACCGATGGTTAGATTACGAAAGGATAATTATGAAAACTCGATATTTTGGACATACTCAAGAATGTGATTGCGCTGTGTGCGACGATATTGACCA